TCATTCTCTGAGTACATGTAAAAGTCATGCGCCCTGTTTGATACTTTTCTAATCAAAGAAGGTTTGTGCGCCCAACAAAGGTCGTAACCTGTGTATTCCTCGCCTGCGACCACAAACCCAACTCGGTTGAGTTTTGTGTGTGAAGCAACGATCAACGAGAACTCATCTACGTCCAGACGATGGTCGTAATCGATAAAAATATCGATTTCTTTTTGGAGTTCTATGGATTCATACCCTTTTAAAACTTCAAGGGTTGTCTCTACTCTGGTAAGAGGGTTGTGGGCTGTGACAGCGATGTAAATAGATTTCATTAGTACTCAACTGAAAAGTTTCCGCGACGTTGAAGGAACGTCATGAGCCAGGTGTAAGCGTCTAAAAGATCATCGTGAGACGTTGCACCGACGTTAATCAACTGATCAGCCAGTGCATCGAACTTGCGATACTTATTAAAAATCACTTTTTTATTTTCAAGAAGACCCAAGGTTCCTCTGAAACGGGCGACTTTATCTCCACGGAAGCCTTTGACCTCGTGGATGTGGAGGTTGCCTAAACCTCGTTCATTCAAGAGAACCCTTTTAAGATCAGCAGCCAAAGAAGCCTGGTAAGCAACAGCTTCAACAACAAGTGTCACTGTTGAATACGTAGGGAAGTACTGATCTCCTTGGAGTTCAAGAATCCCCCATTCGACAAGCATGTCACACAGAAGATCTATTTTTTCAAGGTTTCCAATAGAACGCACCTGATGTGCGTCGATAATATAGAACTTGTCTTTAAGACGACCCCCGAGAACAAACGCGGTGTAGTCAGATGTTTCGTTTTTACTAGCGGAAAGGTCGATACCGACAGCGAGAGAATCGAACTCAGTTTCGACTTCGCCTTTGACAATGAGATCTGGCGAGAGCACCAGATTCGAAGTCATTACTGTTTGTTGCTGGTACTGGAAAGCGAAAGCAACGGGATCAAGCTCTTTTTGCTGTTGCAGATACTCAACTGACCACTGTTCAGGCCAGTAACTAACTGCGTCCCCTTCAGAGTCATAGGTAAGAGCCTCTTGAGAAACTTGTTTCCAGCCTTTAGAAGGGGAAAACATTGTTTTATGAATGTCAAGCGGGTGGAATCGGGTTCCCAAACAAATAGAACGACCGCCCTCAAAGACAATCGGTGCGATAACAGAAGACCAGTTGTTATTCATCTCATCCCTAACTGCTGGGTTTTTGATGTCTGCACTCGATTTAATAGGGTCATCCACGATGACGAGATGAGCACGTTTTGACGTGATACTTCCTCTAAGACCTGCAGCACGCAGAGTAAATTCTTCATCGCCCACACGGTCAATACCTGCGTAGTCAAAATCAATTGACCAACCGATATCGCTCTGCATACCAGCCTTTAGCTTGACCTTTGGAAAGATTTTTTTGAACGAGCTTGAGTCAATGATTTGTTTGATAATCCGACTTTTCGGATTAGCTGTAGCGATGTTGTACGAGCAGTAAATAATTTGCAAAGGCATTCCTTTGCTTGTGTGCCGGCCGATAATCCACGCCGTAAACATATTGAGCACAGTGGACTTAGCACTTCCACGAGGAGCAAGGATATCTAAGTTCGGTCCTGCGATGTCTAAAAGATATCTATTGCTAACACCTGTAATCAAATGCTTATGCCACTCCAGCATATGATGCGCTGGAGCTTTATCCATAAGCGTACAAAACGTTAGGAAATCATCCTGAGCTCTGGTAAAAATAGTATCGATGGCAGAGTCAGTATCATCAACAGCTCTCTGTGCTCTCATCTTAAGGGCACGTCGATATGCAAATGTTTCTCTGCTAGGCATTATCGAGTACTGTTTGTATACTGATACTGAAATTCTAAACCGGTATGGCAAAGATTTTTTGGTTTGGCGATGCGGTGTCTAATACTGGGTTTGCTCGTGTAACTCATAGCATTCTAGATCACTTAGCGAAAAAACATGAGGTTGTTGTTTACGGCATAAACTACAGTGGTGATCCTCATAATTACCCTTTTAAAATTTATCCTGCTTGTACCACAGCGAACCCGTCAGACAGGTTTGGTTTAGGTCGTATTCAGAACGTGATTGCGACCGAAAAACCAGATTTTGTAATCTGTTTAAACGACATCTGGATTGTTAATCAAATCTGGGAACGAATTCATTTACTCAAAGACCAACTCAAGTTCAAATTTATTGCTTATTTTCCAACAGATTCGGAGTGGTATCCCCTTTCGATGCTGCGTTTTATGAAAGACTGGGATTTTCCAGTAACTTTCACTCAGCAACAGGCTCAACGTCTTTTAGCTCATGGTGTCAAACCCCAACGATTAGGGGTTTTACCTCACGGTGTCGACCAGGGTAAATTCTTTCCGATGGATCGAGATGAAGCTAGAAATCGACTCAGGTTGCCCCTTGATAAATTTATTGTTTTCAACGGCAATAGAAACCAGCCACGCAAGCTTGTAGATCAGACTATTAAAGCTTTTGCAGAGTTTTCAGTCGGCAAGCCAGATACTATTCTCTATCTGAACATGGCTGAGAAAGATCTCGGGTGGGCAGTGCTTGAGTTGTTTGAGACGGAAATGCGCCGGAGGGGACAAGACCCAACTGGTCGAATTTGTTTAACCCCAGGCATCAACTACATAGCTGCTCCGCCCGATGAGCAACTGAATCTTATTTATAACGCTGTTGACGTTGGGATCAATACAGCAAATGGAGAAGGTTGGGGACTTGTGCCTTTTGAACACGCAATGTGCAAAAAAGCTCAAGTCGTTCCAGATCACACTTCTTGCAAAGACATCTGGGAAAACGCAGCTCCTCTGATCAAGATTGGTGCCTGGATTACTGATAAAGATTTAGGAGTTGAGCGAGGTATCGTTGACTTTAAGCATGCTGCCGAGCTACTCGACAAACTTTATAAAGATAAAGAATACAGAGAGTCTGTAGCAGAGTCTTGCTACGAAGTAACTCAAAACCCTTCATATCGTTGGGACAAAATTGCTGAAGGTTTTGAGCAGGCTATGGAGGTTTTGGCATGACTTTACAGCATATTCGTCACAACTCTCAGTTAACTTATCTTCAACACCCAGTAAACATACGCCAAAAAACAGGATACCCGACTGTTTACCAACAAGCCGAAGACATCGGTGGCGAGTTCACAAGAATTAAATACGGCCTACCTGATCAAGCTATTGCTAATTTCAGCCCTTGTTTGCTTATGCACGAAGGGCACCGATTAATTTCGTTCAGAAGTCAGCCTGAGCCTTTTGTGTTCCGGCACGACATGAAATATTTTTATTACAACAACACGCCTACAGAAATATATGTAGGCGAGCTGACTTCTCTAGACACCATTGCGGGTGCTCGAAAAATTCGATCGAAACCTCACCGTTTGAGCTACGAAGACGCAAGACTTTTTGCTGCTCCAGACAACAATATTTTCGTTCAATTCATCACAAGCTCATACGCTTCAAAGTGGGATGGCTCAGGCCACAAGCTTGTAAACCAACCCAAGGTATGCGTAGGGCGTATAGACGAATACGGAGAAGCTGTTGATTGTTTATATCCGCCAGTGGGCAATAATTTAGAAGCTGGAAAACCTGAGAAAAAAGCTCAAGCTCCTTTACTCAACTCTTCCAATTGAAATAAAAAGTCCGGGTGGAAAGGATAAAATAATTGATTCTTCTTCCTTAAAACAAGTAGTAGGGGAAAGCCCGACTTTCAATTCAACAGCACCAATAAAAATTGGTGATGAGTGGTTGGTATTTTTCCACTGGAAGTATATGATTCACGATCCTGTAAGCGCACGAAATTATCTCTTATACCACCTAGGTGCGTATACACTCGACGAGAAAATGACCAAAATTACAAGACAGTGCACCGAAGCGCTGTTTAGCGGAAGTCTCCACGACCGTGTCATCTGGTGGACTGATTGCGTCGGCAATCCAGTATCTACTCAACCTCTGTGCATGCTTCCTTTCGGTGGCTGCTACGTAGAGGAAGATGACACGATTGAGTTAGCTCTCGGTGTCAACGACAGTTTCATGGGCATCTTCAAATGCCCGCTGGTTAATATCCTCGGACTCCTCGAGACGGTCTAGATAAGCGATAACGAGATCCCTGAGTTCTTTATACCTAATCCACCAATCAGGGATCAAACCAAAATGTGGCAGATAGCTACGGTCGTATTCAGTATCCTCGATGAACTGAATAATCCGTTCTCTATCTGTCACGATTTCTCTTCTCTTTCAATAGTCGACCATACAACGATAGAAGCTTCGTCGATCAAATCAGACATTGTTGGAGAATCTTCAAAGCTGTTTACGAGCTCACGTAAACAACGATCCGCACCAGCAAGTAAAAGCCCACGGCGATCGATACCGTCAGTGAGCTGTCTGACCGCCTGGATGTGCGACCGGAGTTCTTTTTGAAGGACGCTGATTTTTGTGGCTGCTGTGGCATGATCTAGCATCCCCGTAAGGGTCATTTGCCGAACGTTATCGATATCCAT